CTGCAAGTGCAAGACGACAACGAACAGTTCACCACGCTGACGGTTTCCAGCCAGAAGCACATCGGTGTGAACTTCACGTCTGCCGAACTGACCATGCAGTTGGACGACTTCGCCGAGCGCGTTCTCAAGCCGCGTATTTCGCAGCTTGCGTCCAGCATCGACGCTGACGTGGCCAACGCCTACAAGTCGGTCTTCCAGTCTGTCGGCACCCCCGGCACGACCCCGGCAACCTCTCTGGTGCTGCTCCAGGCCCAGCAGAAGTTGAACGAGTCTGCTGCCGTCATGTCCCCGCGCTACGCGACGGTCAATCCGGCCGCCAACGCGGGTCTTGTGGAAGGCTTGAAGGGCCTCTTCAACCCGGTCAACACGATCTCCCGCCAGTTTAAGAACGGCCTAATGGGTGAAGGTGTGCTGGGTCTTGAAGAGATCAACATGTCTCAGTCCATCAAGCAGCACACGACCGGCAGCCGCACCGGCGCGCACACGGTGACCACCACTGTGTCCACGCAGGGCCAGGCGACGATCAACATCACCGGCACCGGCTCTCAGACGATTGCCGCCGGCGACGTGTTCACCATCGCCAGCGTGTTCGCAGTCAACCCGCAGACCCGTGAGTCCACCGGCTCCTTGCAGCAGTTCGTGGTGACGGAAGCCGCTACCGCGGCCGGCGGCGCTTACACTGCTGTCAAGATTGCGCCCGCTATCTACACCTCCAGCAACGCGCTGGCGACTGTGGACAGCTTCCCGCAAGCGACCGCTGCGGTCACGTTCCTCGGCTCTGCTTCCACGCAGTACCCGCAGAACCTCGTGTATCACAAGGACGCGATTTCCTTCGCCACCGCCGACCTTCTGCTGCCGCAGGGCGTCGACATGGCCTCCCGTCAGGTCCACAACGGCATCTCCATGCGTGTTGTGCGCCAGTACGACATCAACAACGACCGCCTGCCGTGCCGTATCGACGTGCTGTACGGTTTCAGCGCCATCCGCCCGCCAATGGCCGTGCGGCTCTGGGGCTAACAGGTAGAGATAGGAGAATAAGATCATGGCACTTCCTTCTGTCGGTGGCGGCTATCAGATTGGTGATGGCAACCTCAACGAACCGGAAATCGTCACTGTTCCCGCGCCGGCGACGGCTACGGACAGCGCGACGCTGACGTCCGCGCAGCTTACTAACGGCATCATCATCGGCACGCCGACGACGACCGCCGCTTACACGCTGCCGCTGGCGTCCGATCTGGACGCCTTCCTTAACAACTCCAAAGTGGGTTCGTCCTTTGACTTCCGCGTCATCAACACGACGACCGCGGGCGTCATCACGGTGACCACCAACACTGGCTGGTCCATCGGCTCCGCCGGTTCGCAGGGTCTTATGACCATTGCGGCCACCGCCGGCACCGTGCGGGCCTTCCGCGCGCGTCGTCTGGGAGATTCTTCCTGGGCGCTGTACGCAATTTCGTGAGCAACACGGCCCCTGCTTCGGCAGGGGCCAACCGCTAAAGGAGGTTTTCTATGCCGAATACCAAACCAGTCGGTGTTGCTTTTGCTGATCCTGAACTCGTTTCTGGCACGACTATTACGGGCGCAGCGATTTCTGGCGGCACTATCTCCGGCGCTGATATTACGGGCGCGACCGTGGCCGTTACCTCTTTGAATTTTGACGTCGCCAAGCCTGCTGCGGCCGGGTCCACCCGCGCCGACGCAACGGCCATGACGGCTTCGTTTAACTGGGTGACGGCTGCTGACGCAACTAAAGGTGTTATCCTTCCCGCGCCTACCGCGGGCCGCGTTATTGCGGTGAAAAATGACGACACCGCTAACGCCGCGCTAAAAGTCTACGCTCCTGGTAGTGCTAAGATTAACAGCGTGGCCGGCACTACGGCGTTCAGCATGGCGGCCAAAACCGCTTGCTTTTTTGTGGCGTACGACACGACGGATTGGTTCTCCATTCCGCTTGTGGCATCTTAACTAGCAGGCGGCCTAATGGCCGCCTGCCCCTTTTTAGGTGAACCATGGCTGTTATCTACCTGACGCACCCCCAGCACGGCACTAAGGTGGCCACTATGGACGCCGAAGCAATTTATGATGAAGAGTGCGGATGGATGCGCTATAACCCCGCTGCGCCGGCCCCTGCGCCGGAAGATGAACCTGTCAACGGGCTGGCCGTCCGACGGCGCCGCCCCCGCGTAACCAAAGAGGACGACAGCGATGGCAACGGCGGGTGATCAGATCAACGGGGCGCTTCGGCTTTTAGGCGTATTAGCAGAAGGTGAAACGCCTTCCGCCGAAACTTCGCAAGACGCCCTTAACGCCCTCAACCAAATGATCGACAGTTGGAACACGGAACGGTTGGCCGTGTTTTCCACGCAGGACCAAGTAGAAACTTGGCCCCCAGGCGCTATTTCGCGCACGTTTGGGCCGACCGGAGATATTGTAGGTGAGCGTCCCATTTTGGTTGAGGACAGCACCTATTTTCGCGACCCGGCGTCTGGCATTTCCTACGGCCTTAAGCTGATCAACCAACAGCAATACAACGGTATTGCAGTCAAGACCGTAACCAGCACATACCCGCAAGTGCTGTGGATCAACATGACGTACCCTAACATTGAGATGTACGTCTATCCGGTGCCGACCAAAGTGCTAGAGTTTCACATTGTGTCGGTCCAACCCCTGACGCAACCCGCTAATCTGGCTACAACGCTGGCGTTTCCGCCCGGGTATTTGAGGTGTTTCCGCTATAACTTGGCTTGCGAAATTGCGCCTGAGTTTGGTGTTGAACCTTCCCCGCAGGTCCAGCGTATCGCCATGACCTCCAAGCGTGACCTGAAGCGCATCAACAACCCTGACGACATCATGGCGCTCCCCTACAGCATCGTTGGCACCCGCCAGCGGTTTAACATCTTCGCCGGCAATTATTGAGGTGACATCATGACCACCGTAGCCATATCACAACTTCCTGAAGCCACCACAACTTCCGGAACTGATGTTTATCCGTTGGTGCAAAGCAGCATTACCAAAAAGATCACGTTCACAAATCTGTTTGCCAACGCCACCGGCATTCCGATTATTGCAGGCACTACAGGAACGCTTTCGGTAGCCCGCGGCGGCACTGGGGCCACAACGGCCACTGGCACAGGCAATGTCGTATTAGCCACCAGCCCTACTTTGGTAACGCCGGTTCTTGGCGCTGCAACCGCTACAACTATAAATCGGGTAGCGTTTACCACCCCGGCAACGGCAGCTACTTTAACGATAGCGGATACCAAAACTTTTACTGTTAATCACAGTATTACGCTTGCGGGCACCGACTCTACCACCATGACGTTTCCGTCTACCAGCGCGTCAATAGCGCGCACCGACGCGGCGCAGACGTTTACAGGAACGCAAACTTTTAGCGGCCCTATCGTCGGCGGCGCGCAAGCACTATCTGGCGCCGGCGCGGTTAATATCACGCAATTGACCACCAAATTTACTTCGACCGCTACAGGCAACGCGCTGACGTTGGCGGACGGCGTGGAAGGCCAAATCAAGGTGATTGTGTATGTTGCTGAAGCCGCAGGCGGCGACACCGGCATTCTGACGCCTACCAACCTCGGCGCGGGCACAACTATCACGTTTAATGCTGTCGGCGACGCCTGTATTCTTCAGTTCCTTGGCACTGATTGGTGGGCCGTGTCGCTTCGCGGCGCCGTGCTGGCGTAATTTATGAAAACGCCGATCCTTGGGTCCACCTATGTAGCCCGCAGCGTCAACGCTGCGGACAGCCGCATGGTCAACCTCTTTCCAGAACTCGTACCGGAAGGCGGCAAGGAACCGGCGTTTCTTCAGCGGGCGCCAGGTCTGCGTCTTCTGGCCACAATAGGCACCGGGCCGATCCGCGGCCTGTGGCAATTTGGCGGGTTTGGGTATGCTGTGTCGGGCAATACCCTCTACAAAATCACAACGGCGTGGACCGCAACGGCGCTGGGCACTATAGCAAACACCGGCCCTGTATCCATGTCAGACAACGGCACCCAACTGTTCGTAGCCGCCAACGGTCCAAGCTACATCTATAACTCTAGCACCAATGTGTTCGCGCAAATCACGGACCCTGATTTTCCCGGCGCGGTCACTGTTGGATACCTGGATGGGTATTTTGTTTTCAACGAGCCCAACAGTCAAAAGGTGTGGGTAACGAGCCTGCTTGACGGTTCCGCTATTGACCCGCTGGACTTTGCCAGCGCGGAAGGTTCGCCTGACGGTCTTGTGTCTCTTACAGTCAGCAACCGCGAAATCTGGTTGTTCGGCACCAATTCTACCGAGGTCTGGTACGACGCCGGCACCGCGGATTTTCCCCTCCAACGTATCCAAGGCGCGTCAAACGAACTCGGCTGCACGGCGGCCTATTCGGTCGCCAAGATGGACAACACCGTGTTTTGGTTGGGCGCCGACGCCCGCGGGCGGGGAATGGTGTACCGCGCCAACGGTTACATTGGGCAGCGCATTTCGACCCACGCGGTTGAATGGCACATCCAACAGTACGGCAATTTATCTGACGCCATTGGCTACACCTATCAGCAAGACGGCCATTCGTTCTATGTGTTGGTCTTTCCGTCAGCCAATACGACATGGGTGTACGATGTGGCTACCCAAGCCTGGCACGAGCGCGCGGGCTGGGCCAACGGCGAGTTCACGCGCCATCGCAGCAACTGCCAGATGGCGTTTAACGACGAAATTGTTGTCGGCGATTTTGAGAACGGCAACATCTACGCTTTTGATTTAGACGTATACGCCGACAATGGAGACATTCAACGCTGGCTGCGGTCATGGCGGGCGCTGCGGCCGGGCCAAAACACGTTGCTTCGTACGACGCACCACAGCTTGCAACTGGACTGCGAAACGGGCGTGGGACTCGCGCAATATCCAGCGTATGACGCGGAAGATTTAATTGCGGAGAACGGCGATCTTTTGATAGCTGAATATGTGCAAAATGACATTACCACCGAAAGCGGCGAAGAGTTGACGACTGAAGCCAACGACGGTTTTGAATTTATAGCCGACGTGCCCGATTATCCCTTTCCGTTTGTGCCGCCAATGTACCTGACCACAACCAGTTACCCGGCGGCTCCCGGCTATAATCCTCAAGTTATGCTGCGTTGGTCCGACGACGGCGGCCACACATGGTCCAACGAACACTGGACCTCTATTGGCCTTATAGGCAATTACGGCAAGCGCGCCTTCTGGCGCCGGCTGGGGATGACGCTTAAAATCCGTGACCGCGTGTACGAGGTGTCTGGCACCGACGCGGTAAAAATTGCCATCATGGGCGCTGAACTGCGCGCCAGCCCGACCAATGCCTAGCCCACCTAACATCACCAACATCCCGGCACCGCGCGTCCCGTTTATCGACGACCGCACCGGGTTGTTGTCGCGGGAGTGGTATCGGTTTTTCTTTAACCTGTTCAATCTAACCGGCGGCGGCAACAACGCGACTTCGCTGCAAGACCTTCAGGTCGGGCCGCCTAGCGCCACGGACGAACAGTTTGCCGCCTCTCGCACTGTCGCGGGGCTGTTGGCGGCGCCTGACGGGTCGGCACAAGAGTCGCAGATCGCCGTGTTGCAAAGCCAGGTGCAAGGGCTTTCTCTTGCGCCGCCGCTTACGCCGCAGGCGCCTAACCCTGTCTTTGGGGCGTTTTATAGCACAGCCAACCAACCAGACGGCTCTACCACAACGGCATATCCGCTGGTCTACGACACAATCCAGATAGAGCGGAATGTCGAGTTGCAGGACCGCACGGCGACGTTCACTGCGTCCATCGGCCCCGCCAGCACCACCATGACCGTGACTGCAATTAGCGCCGGTCCTATCTACCCCGGCATGGTCATCACCGGCACGGGCGTTACGGCTGGCACCTACATCGTGTCGCAGACCACTGGCACGGACGGCAGCACGGGAACGTACGTCGTCAGCGCGTCGCAGACCGTGGCGTCCACGACCATTACCGGGACGTGCAAATCTAAGATCTTCGTGCATGAGGCGGGCACTTACAACGTCCAATTCAGCATCCAGTTTGTCAACACCGACGCCAGCATCCACGACACGGACGTGTGGATGAGGAAGAACGGCACGAACGTGGCCGACACCAACAGCCAATTCTCGGTGCCCAACCGTCATGGCGGCATAGACGGGCACCTGATTGGGGCGCTAAATCTGTTTGTGGAATTAGCGCCAAACGACTATGTTGAGTTGATGTGGGCGACCACTAACTCGGCTACTACAGTCCAATATATCGGCGCGAAAACCGGGCCTGTCCGCCCCGCCACGCCATCTGCTATTGTAACAATATCTTTGGCATCCGTGCCGTCGAACCAAGGGGTGTAACATGGCCGTTACCGTAACCGTTCTGATCCCGGCCAAGACCGCCGAAGCCACGCAGACGACGCAGTACACCTCGACCGGCGTGACGACGATCATCGACAAGTTTACAGCGACCAATTACAGCGCCGCCGCCGCGACGCTCAGCGTCAATCTGGTCACGGCCGCCGGGTCCGCCGGAAACGACAACCTGATTGTTAAGACCAAGACGTTGCAGGCCGGCGAGACATACACCTTCCCTGAGATTGTGGGTCAAATACTGGCCCCGAGCGGGTTCATCTCCACGATTGCCGGCACCGCCGCGGCGATCAACATTCGCGCCAGCGGGCGCCAGGTGACACAGTGACCTCAGACGTAATTACGGCGCAGGTTGAGCCTTGGAGCGAGTTTCTTGTTGACGCGGTAGAACTCTTCCCCGCGCACTGGCAAGAACTGGCGCTGAACAAAGACAAGGTGCCGCTGTCCATGCGGTACGACGTGTACGCGGCCAGCGAGGCCGCCGGCGAACTCCTTGTCGTGACGCTGCGGCAGGACGCGCGGCTGGTCGGGTATTTCGTCGGTTTTGTTCTTCCCGGCCTGCATTACAGCACCTGCCTGACCCTTCAGATGGACATCTTCTGGACCCACCCTGACATCCGCGGGCGCATGGAAGGCGTAAAGCTTTTTCGGGCGGTAGAAGCCGAGGCCAAGCGCCGGGGCGTCCAGCGCATGTTTTTTGGGTCCAAATTGCACAAAGACGCATCTAGGCTGTTTGAGTATTTGAAAATGCAGCCTGTTGAAGTGTATTACACCAAGTGGATTGGAGACTGACGCCATGGTCGCATCAGCAGCTATTATAGGCGGCGCCGCCTTAATCGGCACAGCCGGGTCCATGTACGCGGCAGACAGGGCGGCAGGGGCGCAGAAAAGAGCCGCGCGCGACGCCGCGGCCGCGCAAGAACAGGCATATGCCCGGCAAGAGGATTTACAGGAGCCGTTTCGTCAAGCCGGAATGGCGGCGCAAAACAGGTACATGACGCTGTTGGGGCTGCAACTACCCGAGGGCGCCGAAAATGTGCCGGGACTAAAAATAGATACTTCGTCGCCTGATTACGGCAAGTACGCCCGCGATTTTAGTATGGCCGATTATCAAGCCGACCCCGGCTACGGGTTTCGCATGAGCGAGGGCATGAAGGCCATTGAACGGTCCGCAGCCGCCCGCGGCGGCCTGCTGTCGGGCGCCACGCTGAAAGGTATTCAACGGTTTGGGCAGGACACGGCGTCAAACGAATATCTGAACGCTTTCAACCGTTACCAAACCAACCGCGCAAACCAACTTAACCCGTTGCAAAGCTTGTACGGCGGCGGTCAAACCAGTGCCAATGTGTTATCCAATGCGGCGGGACAGACGGGGCAGGGTTTGGCGGGTTCTGCAATGGCTGGCGGCCAAGCCCGCGCGTCCGGGTACATGAACATGGCCAACGCACTGAACCAAGGCCTTAGCACCGGCGCAGGGTTCGCCGCGCAATACCCATTATTGGAATCGCAAATGAACCTCAATAGAGCGAGGACGCAGTATTACCAAGGCGGCAATCTTTACGGGCCTCCCGTTCCGCCGGGGCTTAACACCTACTCTGTAGCTAACCAATAGAAGGAGGCAGCACATGTCCGGTTCCTTTCCTCCTTTACCTGAACTCCGGCCTTTTCAGGCACCTAATCTTATAGCGATGTCCAACGCCATGCAGACGCAATCGCTAAACGCGATGCGCGAACAGCAGTTGATGGGCGACGAGCGCGAAAAGAATGCACTGCGGGCGTTGTTCGCCGATCCTAACTTCAATCCCGCCGACCCGGCTCAAGGCCGCCGCGTTTTGGAGGCCGCGCCGCGCAGCGGTCACGCGACCTATTCCGCGCTGTTGCGCGGCTACGCGGACCAACGCGCCGCTGAGGCTTCTGTGCGCGCCGCGGCCGCCTCAGACCGCGCGGCGGCGCTTTCTGCGCGGCAAGCGCAAGCCGCCGACCTTGATCGGTCAATTAAACTTACCCAATCATTTCGGGATATGCTCCCTACGGCCAATGCGGAAAACTACCCAACAATTCGCGCGGCGGCGCTTGCGGCGGTGCCTTCTTGGGCGCCTTCGTGGCCTGAAACTTACGACGCAAACGCGGTTCGGGCGCTTATGCAAAAGGCGGACGACAGCCTTAAAGATTACGCGGAGCGAAACAAACCCGCGGCGCCCTTTACCCTTAGCCCTGGTCAAACTCGCTACGACGCGGCTGGTCAACCTATTACCACAGCGCCAGAGCGGCCCGTCCGCGACCCGGCGCGCGAAACCAAAATTCAGGACATCATGGACACTTTTGGTGTTGACCGCCGCACAGCGGTTGGCATCGAAAGCGGCGTTTTAAGACCTATTGCAGACCCCGTAACAGGCCAAACTAGGCTGATTGACTTAACTAATAACACGTTCCGCGAAACTACGCCCGCGGCGCCCGCAGCGCCTGCGCCTTCCGCCCCCGCGCCTCTCGTCACCGGCCCCCGCGCGAACATTACCCCACCCCCTGCGGCGGAACCCGCGCCTGCCGCCCCGGCGCCTGCGCCTGCGGCGGAAGCCCCGCCGGCGCCAAATCAAACTTTGTACCAATTGGCGCAAAGGCCTCTCACCACCGGCTTAACGCCTGCGGCGCTGCAATACGGGCAAAATGTGCTGGGACAATTTGGCGCGAATATCATAGACCCAGAACTTACGGAACGCCGACAAACATTTAGTAACACGCAAGGCGATTTGATTAGGGCGCTGTCAATAAATCCGCGGTACCCGGTAGATGAAATGAAACGTATCCGCGAAGAAATTAATATCGAACCGCGCGCGTTTACCGATCCTCAATCTCTTTTGGCCAGAATGCGTAGTGTGGGTAAGTCTTTGCGCACGCGGTTGGCCGACGAAGAACGCGCAGGCGCAGACCCTTCGCTTCCCGTCGACGACCGCCGCGCCGCGCTTAGGGCGGCCGAAGACATCAGAAACTTTCTTGCCAAACTTGGGGCGCCGGAAGATCAATCCCCGACGGCCGCGCCTGCCGCGCCGCCTCCGCGCCGTAACGCGCTGAACCGGCGCACACAAACCGGGGCGCAACGTCTTCGTTTCAACCCTGAAACCGGGGCGTTGGAGCCTGTTCAATGATCGAAGTCCAACTGCCGGATGGCCGAGTTATCGAGTTCCCGGCAGGGACTGCGCCGGATGTGATGCAGCGGGTCGCCGCGCAGGCTGTTCAACAGCCGGCGGCGCCGTCGGGCGAAGGTACGCCCGTCCCTCAGCAGGGCGGCACCGGTCACGGCAGCGGGTTTATGCCGTTTCTAAACCGCGGCATAGCGACACTTGCGGGCGCGCCAGTGGACATCGCCAACGCGGTCATAGGTATGGACCCGCGTTATTTGCCGTTTGGTGTCGGGCGCGCAGCGTCTGCGGCTGGTGCGCGGCCTATACCTGTCAGCGAAACCCCTTTCGGCGGCTCCGCCAGCATTGAAGCGGCGCTTGCCGCCGCCGGGCGCCCATTTGGTGCGGAGATGGTGCCGGAGCCGGGGCAGCAGCCTGAAACCGTTTCTGAATACGTCGGTCGCGGCGTAGGCGACGCCGCCGGTATGCTCATCCCCGGCTACGGCGCGGCCCGCCTTGCCGCCGGCGCGGCCAACCCTATTGTCGCCCGCACTGGCCGAAGCGTTTCTAACGCCTTTGTCAACGCGCCCGCTCGCACAACCGGAGCGGAACTTGCTTCCGGTGCGGGGGCTGGGTACGGCAGAGTGTCAGCCGAAGAAGCTTTCCCAGACGTCCCTAATGTAGGGGCCACAGGGGAACTTGTCGGCGGTCTGGGCACCGGGGCCTTGTTGCAAGTCCCGCGGTTGCTAAGATACACCCCTGGCGTCCCAACGGTGGCAGCAGCGGTCACACCTTTTACGAGAACCGGCGCTGAAGCGCGCGCGGCGGCGCGGCTTACTTCGCTGGCCGAAGACCCTTTAGCGGCGTCTAGGGCGGCTGACGCGCCTACCATCAGTAACTTAACGCCGGCGCAGCGCACCGGCGAACCTCGGCTGCTGGCGCTTGAAAAAGCGGTGGCGGGCGAAAACCCTGCTATCGCCAAGGCGCTGCGTGAGCGGGCCGCTGCGGCGCAGGAAACGCTAGAGGCAGAAGCCCGCGCGTTGGGCGGCGATCCGACCCAAACGCGCGCGTTTTTGGAAAGCCGCGTCACCCGGTTGACCGAAGCGCTCAACACTCGCGTCGAGCAGGCGCAAACGCGAGCCAGAGAGCGCATCGCGGCGCTGGAGCCAAACGCGCCCGCTGACGCCGCGTCGCTCATCGCCCGCGAAGAGTTTGACAAGGCATTTGACGCCGCCCGAGCACAAGAGCGGGTGTTGTGGGACTCTATCCCCGGCGACGTGCAAATCGACACCGCGCCGTTGTTCGAACGCTTTGCGGCGTTGGTGCGGGAGACGCCCACCACGCAACGCCATAACATCCCGGCGTATGCTAGGCGGTTCTTGGGTGGCGAAGCGCCCGACGAACAGACCGACGCCGTGATGTCGCAGCTTAACATGCTGTACCCTGGCGCGTTTCCGCAGCAGTCGGCGTCGCCGCGGCTGGGCGCTGCGGCCACGCCAGCCGAGTTGCAGGGGCTGCGCTCCGAACTGCTGGACATCGAACGCACCGCCCGCGACGCTGGCCGCCGCAACGAGGCCCGCATTGCTGGCCGAATTGCGGACGACGTGCTGGACGCGCTGAACAGCCTGCCGGAGACGGCTGGCCCCTACGCTGTCGCGCGCGAGTTTAGCCGCAACTTGAACGAGGTCTTCCGCGGCGGCGGGGTTGCCCCGCTGGCTCGCACCGCAGGCGGATCGGAACCTCGGGTGGCGCCCGAACTGACGTTAGAAACGCTGTTAGGCTCCGGCGGCCCGCGCGCCGCGGTAGCCGCCCGAGATTTACAGGTGGCAACGGGCGATAGCCCGGCAACGCGCGCGGCTATTGAAGACTACTTAACTCGGTCTTTCCGTAACGCGGCGGTGGCGACCGACGGCCGCGTTAAAACGGAAAGCGCCACTAATTGGATGCGCCGCAACGACGCTCTTTTACAGCGTTTCCCCGAGTTGCGTAACCGGTTTGCAGAAACCATGTCGGCGCAGCGCCAGGTTGAAACATTGGCCGCCCGGCAGGAAACGGTAGAAAGCGGCCTGCGCCAGCGCAGCGACAAGCGTATGGACAGGCTGCTTGACCAGCGGCAAGAAAGCGCGGTGGCGCGGTTCCTCAACGCCGAACCGGGCGCAGAGGTAAGCCGCGTGTTTGACGCGGACGACCCGGCGGCGATGGCGGCGTCATTGCGGCGGTCAGTCGACCGCGACCCGTCAGGTAAAGCCCTTGCTGGTTTGCGGGGGTCGTTTGTCGACAACCTGTTTGCTCGCGCGCGGCAAACAACGCCTGACGGGGCGGTGTTCAAAGGCAGCGCGATTATGGACGCGCTGAACGATCCCAAGCAGGCCGCAGCGCTGCAAACTGTGTTTGACCCGCCGGCCCTCCAGCGGCTCCGGCAAATTGGCACGGAATTGACGGCGCTGGAACGCGCGCGCGGCGCGGGGTCGCTACCCGGCGGTGTCATTGAAGACGCCCCGGCAAAAGTGCTGAATTTTGTAGCCACCATTCTTGCCGCCCGTTTTGGTGGTCAGTTAGGCGCCAGCACAGGGCTTGCAGGCGGCTTACAGGCCGCAGGAAAAGCGTCTAGCGCCGCATCTAAGTTTGTCCGTTTTCTTACGGTAGACCGCGCGCAACGCATTTTAAGAGACGCGGTCACCGACCCAGAACTTTTTTCGGCGCTTATGTCTCCGTTTAGAACATCTCAACAGCAAAACGAGGCAGTTCGTAAATTGCAAGGTTGGATGGCGGGCACCGCAGGCCGGGCAGTCGCCGGTGAGGAAGAAGACAATCGCCCGCCCAACGCGATGGCCCCTGAAGGGGCGCGCGCCAACGTCAACGCTATGACACCCCGCTGACGAGGCCGCCCATGACGCAAGACTTGTACAACATCATCGTGGGCATCGCCGGTGCCGCGATTGGTTGGATGATGAAAGTGGTGTGGGAGAGCGTCAGGGCGCTGCAAACCGACATGAAGGCCATTGAACGCGAACTGCATACAAGCTACGTCAGCAAGGACGATTACAAGTCAGACGTGCAAGAAATCAAAGAGATGTGCCGGGCCATCTTTGAGCGGCTTGAGCGTAAGGCCGACAAGTAATGGAACTGCCCAAGCTGACGCCTGTTGTGCAGTTTGCGACGGCCAGCTTCGCGCTGGCTGTTGGCGGCTACTCTGCGGGTGAAAAGTTTGGCTGGTTCAAGAACGAGATTAT